CCTGACGTGTATCTCTTCGCGCTCCATCATGTCGATGTCATCCCGGATGATTAGCGGCACGATGCTGTCATTCTCGATCGCCAGTTGCCCGTACTTCTGCAAGAGCGTGTTCTTCATGTACGCCTTGCTGGTCCCTAGCGTATCAGCAAGTTTCCCGACCAGGACGTGGAAGTATGCGTTCGCGTTCAGTGACCGCTTCTTCCGGTACTTCTTGATGGTGATGGATAGCGGCGAATCCTTGAGGCTGTCGAATGCCTCTCTGGCATCCTCATTCAGCGTCAGGACGGCTTTTTGCTTTCCAGCCACCAAGTCCACCATCAGGCTGTCAAAGTGTCCTGTAAAGTCCATTTAAGCGTCACCTTTCTTTTTGTCCGGGCATTTTCTGAGCATTATAAGCGCATTGTTCAGGAAATCCTCGGAAAGTTCCTCTATCGCATTTGCCGCCGCCTCTCTAAGGAAGTACTTGTATGACTTGCCAGTCCGCTTGATCTCGCGCTTGAATTCATTCAGAAGTTCCTCCTTGCCCAATGGGCTGATCGGCTTGTCAGCGTCAGACTTATCAGCACTGTCAGGGTCTCTCGAATCGTCTATGCACAGAAGTCCATTCAGCGCGTATTTTCTTGCGTACGTGCTTGCGCTCCCTGTGATCTGTGAGGATGCCATTCCCTTGATGCTGTGTTCCTCCCTCGCGTAAGATCTGTTCGATACCTTCTCGCCTGTCTCGCAATCAATCAGTTCGACAGTGGCTGAAATATAGTATCTTTCACCGACAAGAAGCAGTTCGTCAGATATTACAATCGTGCAGTTTTCTTCTTCGAGCAATGGCTTCACAGCGGAAAGGATGTCCTCGCAGTTCCGATAGAAAAAATTCCCAAACTCGTTGTACTGGCTCTTTGGGGCCTTAAGCCCCAACTGGATATGGCGCAGCTTCTCATATATGGACATTACACATCCTTCCTCTCGTAATAAATTCCAAGGCTTGTGAGTGCCGTCTCGATCTCTTCCAGTTCTTCCGGCGTGGCAACAACCGTGTAGATCACCTTCCTTGATGCCTCGCACGCAAGCGGCGCGGCGGCGGCATCGTCAACCGTCTTGATCTCTTCTACTGCCTCCTGCCTTGCCTGGTTCCTGATGCGCTCTTCCTCGGCAATCCGTTCCCTTTCCTCGCGCCTTATCCTGTCGATTTCCTCCTGCCTCATACGTTCTTCTTTCCTGGCAGCCTCTTCCTTCTGCGCTGCCAGAATCTCCGCTTTCCTGGCCTCGTAATCGGTTATGTACTTGATTGCAGACGAAAGGCTGCGGTTAGCCATGTACAGATTGAGCGCATCCTGCACCTTGTCGGACTGCATGTTGGAGATGACCGCTATCTCTCCTCTGGTCTTTTCTGCTTCAAGCCTGATCTCCTGACGGATGGACTTCATGGTTGTCCCGGCATTGTTCCACTTGCTGCCATATATGCATTCAAGCGGCATGTAGTCCTTCAGTTCCTCGGAAACAAGTTCCTCATAGGCCGCCTCAATTTCTGCACGCTTCTGTCTGACGCGATTTTCTTCAAATTCCTTGATCTGGCCATCTATCAGGCGGATTGGCTCGTCTATCAAACCGATCAGTTCCTTTACCCCGGCTTCGAACTGCGTGTATGGCTCCATGTATTCATTCTTCACCTCTATCTTGCGCCGGTTCGTTGCCTCCTTGAGTTTCCTCAGATAGGCAAGATCGCTCTTTGCCTCTTTCTTGGTCTCTTCCGAGAATTTCTTTTCCTTGTATTCCTCCATCTTTTCAGCAAGTTGTGACTTAAGGATGTCAAAATTCGCATCTATCAGCCCATTCTGCTGGCTTACTTCAAATTTCAATTCGCTCATGCTCTATTTCCTCCAATTCCTTCATGTATTCAAATAGGTTCTTGTAATACCTCTGGTGCAGTTTGCGGTTGCGCCTTCTCTCCACCTCGCAGTCGCAATGCTCTCCCGGGTCTAGGTGCGCTCCGCAGTGTTCGCAGATGTATCCGTACATTCCTGCACCTTCTTTCTCAGATCAATCAGGTGTTTCTTGCAATTGTTGTATGCGCGTTCGCTTATGCGGTCAAACGCAAATGAATAGATTCCGTCATATCCGTGGCCTGATCTGAAACCATCGTCCATTATTCGCACTTCTATGCTCGTGCCATAATTTGATGTTTCAAAACCAACATATGGATATCCGTTTTCTCCATAACCATGCTCCTGTATTTCCATGCACAGGCTCAGGAGTTCATGAATCTTCATCTTCTCTCTGTTCGTCATTGATTTACCTCCTCTTCTACATCCATCTCGCACGAAAATTTATATTCCATCAGATCCGCAAGCATCAGGTATTCTTTTGCTGTCTTGCTGTCTCCATGCGTCTCCCGTACCTTATCCCGGAATTCTTCTAACGTGCCGTAAAAGCATCCACAATTAACACCAATAGCCTTGTCCTTTGTGCGGAAGAATGTTGTAGTACGGAATACGCTGCCAAAGCCTTTTGCTGTAGCGTAGTCAGCGTCACCGCACACCTCAGCGTCACCGCATACCTCAGCGTCACCGCACACCTCAGCGTTATCGCACACCTTAGCGTTATCGTACACCAAAGCGTTACCGTACACCCAAGCGCCACCACACACCTCAGCGTTATCGCACACCTTAGCGTTATCGCACACCTTAGCGTTACCGCACACCTCAGCGTTATCGCACACCTTAGCGTTATCGCACACCTTAGCGTTACCGTACACCTTAGCGTTACCGTACACCTCAGCGTCACCGCACACCTTAGCGTTACCGTACACCCAAGCGTCACCATCTTGTGCGAGGTTTTCCTCTTTCTCTATGTACCCTCCAAGTTCTCCGGCACTTACATCGCCAAATTCTACAAGCGCCTTGATGCGGAATAACTTGGCCCCTAACACATTTGTGATAAATTCACTGGTCAATTCAAATTTCTTCATTTGACGTTTCCTCCAATTTATACTATAATTACTTTGATTGATTATCTGAGTGCCCGAGGCTTTCCCGCCTATGAGGGCGCTCTTTTCTTTTCCATCCGTCTCCGATGCTCCCAGAAGAGAGCATCATCCAGCACCCTGTATACCGACACCGAGAATGCTAATGCCCCTCCGCTGGCTGCCAGGATCGCTATGCCCTTGAGCATGTCCATCCCGTTTTCGATGCCTCCTAACGTCCCCAATATCAGGACCGTGGCTGCCACGCCTGTTGCCTGGGCTATCTTCTGCCCTGCCAGGATCGCAAGACGTGTCTTACTCTTGATTTTCCTCTTTGCTTTTGTCATGGCTTATCCTCTCTGTACAGAGCCGCATTCTCTGTGATTAATTGTTCCATTCTCCATTTCTCAAACTCCGCCGTGTCAAAAATGATCGGGCTTTTCTTCTTCCCCGGAGTCATCTTCTGGGCGAATGTCTGTCCCTTCGTCCTATATGCGTTCAGAAGCATATCCTCCGGAAAGCCCATATCCATTAATGCGGTTAATCTCATTACTGGTTTTGGATACTCCATATAGACACCTCCTATCTTCTGGAATCTCACTCAACTCCCCCTATCTTGCTTTTCCATATTGTCCTAACTATAATGTACTTACAGGCACTGCCATGCCGAGTACAAAAGAAAGGAGAAAACGATATGTATGATGTTTACTTTCAATACTTTGATGGAACCGATTATTTATGCCAAAATATTAGCAAAATATCTGTACCTGGAACGAATGGTTACAAAGAAATAACCGGCGACGAAATAATGAAACAGAAATACAGAATCTATAAGGAACTATATTTATACTCTGAACAAAGCGTGTATACCGTTTCATGTAGTAATCTCAAGTCCATTGAAGTACGTAAGAAATAATTTTTAGCATTCAACCTCTATGCGGAATGTTACATAGGGGTTGTCTGCTTTAAGTTCCTTGATTATATTTAAAACCTCTTTTAAATCTGCAATATATTTCACCTTGACAATAACTTCTAATTTTCCCATCTCACATCACCTCCACCCTATCCTGTTCATTTCAATTCCAAACTACATAAAGATGACCCTAAAACGGTTATTGCCGATCCGAGCCAGCACCACGTTACCGCATCAAGATCCATAAACTTACTTTTCACCGCTTTTATCACGCCCACAGATGCAGTCAAAACACCCGCAAGTATAA